TTAATAGTGCTGTAGATATATCAAGAACTATAATTAAAAATTATGATATTAATGGTAATTTAACTAGTACTACTGATAAATTTAGTGTAACGATATATGGTTCTGATTATTAGACATATGATGCAAGTGGTGATTGGACAAGTATTAAAGATAATTGTATACAAGATTTAATAACACAATCTAATTTAAGTATTACATTGGCTAAGAAAATGAATACTATATACGATTGGGAAGATGATGGAGAAGATACTGATCCTGTATGGTAATATAACTAATAATAATGTTTGATATTAAAGGTGATAAAATAATCTTAAATAAAGAGGATCTTGCAATACCTCCATTTAAAGATTATTATAATAAAGCTACTGATAAAAGTAAGGCTTTAAAAGAAATAGAATATATTATATGGAGATATAAATGGAATACCCCATATGAAGCATACCCTGAGAAAGAAAGATCTTAGCGGGTAGCTAAAGATGTATTTGGTGATTAGAATTATTTGATTACTAACGATATAAAACAACTTATAAAGCGTTTTAATGAGTTCTAGGAGACTCCTGGAACAAGATTACTAACTGCATCACAAACTGCAGCTGAAGGCCTTATAGAAGCTTTAAATAGCTATTCTAATGGTGATATGGATATTGATACAGCAATTAAGATTACTCGTATTCTTAAAGATGTTGGAAGTATTGTAAAATCATTAGATATAGCTATGAAACAAGCTAAAGCAGATTTATTAGAATCTGGTAAGGTTAAAGGTGGTGGTACAATAGGTTTATACGAAATAGCAAAGTAATATGAAAAAGAATTGGAATGTAAACTTTAATAATATCAAAAATAATATATCATTACATGTAGTAACTAATGATTTAGAAGATACTATAGATAAAGTATTAGTATAGCATAAAAATCCAAGTGGTAATAAAGCATATGCTAATGCTGATAATGAATTAAATGAAGCGATAGCTGATACAAATATGGATGATGTTAATATACAAGTCACAGAAAATAAAAGAAGTGATGTTGATTTTGATAATGGTCCTATTGCATGGTTTACATATCCATTCGATTCAAAAGATCGAGGAACTGAAGAATGATAGATTTCAATAAGAAATATAAAGATACCGATCAATTTTGTCAAGCAGCAATATTTTTTAAAGAACATGGAGAATATACATTAGCACCAAGAGGAACAACTGATTATATAGCATATTGGGATAGAGAAACAGACAGATGCCTTAATGGATATGTAGCTCCTAATGGTGATAGTATAACAGGATATCATTATTTTTATTTAAATTATTCTCCTATAATGTCTAATAAGATAGAATCTTATGTAGATAGATATGGATAGAATAGAACTAGAAAAGTACGTAAAGTTGCTTTTCCTGATTTCTGGGATTATGATGCTTATTATTATAATACTATAGAAGCAGCTGAAGATATAGGAAAACATTTAGCAGTATTAAAATGCAGAAAACGTGGATACTCTTTTAAGGGAGCTTCAATGTTAGTACGTAATTATGAATTAATACCAGGTTCTAAAAACTTTGCTATAGCTTCAGAATAGAAATTCTTAATAGGCGATGGTTTATTAACTAAAGCCTGGTAGATAATGGATTTTATAGATAAGCATACAGCTTGGGCAAAATAGCGTCTTAGATCTACATAGATGGAACGTACATCTGGATTTAAGATTAAAGATGAATATGGAAAAGAAACAGAAGCTGGATATCTTTCTAGTATAATAGGAATAACATTAAAGAATGATCCTGAACGTATTCGTGGTACTCGTGGAAAATTAATGTTGTGGGAAGAAGCTGGTAAGTTTGCAGATATTAAAGAAGCTTGGTCAATAGCAAGATCTTCTTTAGAAACTGACGATGGTGTAGCTTTTGGTTTATAGATAATGTTTGGTACTGGTGGTACAGAAGGAGTAGATTTTGAGGGATTAAAAGAAGCTTTTTATCATCCAGATGTATTTAACTGTATAGGTCTTCCAAATATATGGGAAGATGATGCAGATAATAAATGTGGATTCTTTTGCCCATAGTATGCAAATATGGAAGGTACTGATCAAAATGGTATAAATAAATTTATGGATTCTTTTGGTAATAGTTTAAAAGATAAAGCTATAAATGAAATAATTACTTAGAGAAACAATATGCGTAATGCAAATGCAGATCAAGTAATGATAGATCGTTTTATAGCAGAAAGACCTATGAAACCAAAAGAAGCTATTCTTCAACTTGGTGGAAATATATTTCCTAAAAAATAGTTAATGGATTAGTTAAATAGAATACGTACTAATGTTAAGTTACGTAATATGAAACATATTGTTGATTTATTATGGGATGGAAATGGAAAAGTTAAAGCTATAGAAAAGAAAAGTGGAGATATATTATATTATCCACTTAAAAAGGGAGATAAACCAAATGGAAGTGTAGTAATATGGGAATATCCAATAGATGATCCACCATATGGATTATATATAGCTGGATAGGATCCATATGATCAAGATGATGCTCAAACAGCTTCGTTAGGATCTACATTTATTTATAAACGTTTTAAAGCTGGTGAAGCTTGGTCAGATGTAATAGTTGCAGAATATACTGGTAGACCAGATACGGCAGAAGAATATTATGAAAATGTACGTAAGTTATTAACTATGTATAATGCTAGATTATTATTTGAAAATGAACGTAAAGGTATATACCCATATTTTAGTAATAAACATTGTGATTATCTATTAGCAGATTAGCCAGATAAAGTAATAAGTGAAATATTTAAAGATTCTAAAGTATAGAGACGTAAAGGTTGTCATATGACTAAACAGATACGTTTATATGCTGAAAGACTAATTAAAGAATGGTTACTTGAAGAATATGATACAGGACACCCTAATTTAGAAAGACTATATAGTGAACCTTTAATAGAAGAATTACTATTAGACGATTAGGTACGAAACGTAGACCGTGTAATAGCTTTATGTATGGTTATGTTATATCGAGAAGAATTATATCAAGTAAAAATCGCAGATAACAAAAAAGAAAACAAAGAAACAGAACTGTTTGATGTACCATTATTTAGTACAGACCTATATAATTAGGAAATAACAGATAATGAAACACAAGACGATATACCAACATTTTATGTTTAACATATGATAGCAGATAATTTATATAATAATTAGTTTCCATTATAGAAACTACCTTTAAGCAAAAAAGATGAATAGTGGTAGCACGATTGTGTTAGTTATATCATAGGCGAAGGTAATGTTTCAGAAGGAAGAAAAAATACTAGATATGGAGAATTATAGACATACTATAATTTATATAATAGTATATTCGATGAAAAAGATTTTTAGAGAATAACAAATCCTTTTCACGTAAAAGATGGATTTCCAGCAACTCCATAGGACTTTAATATAATACGTCCTAAAGTAGATTTATTGATAGGTGAAGAAACAAAACGTCCTTTAAATTTTAAAGTAATACGTACTTCACAAGAAGCTACTTCTGAGTTGATGGATAAAGAAAAGAATTTAATAATTCAATATCTACAAGCTTCAATTGAAGCTAGAATGGGAGATAAAGAAAGAGCTTAGTTTGAAGAACAATTATAGAAAGGTGAAATAATGCCTCCAGAATCTATTGCTAGATATATGGATAAAGACTACAAAGATGTAGTAGAAAATATTGCATATCATACTATTAATTATCTTAGAGAAAAACTTAATCTTGATAATGAATTTATTAAAGGATGGAAAGATGCTTTAATTGGTGGTGAAGAAATATATTATGTTGGAGTATTAAATTCTGAACCATATGTAGAAAGAGTTAATCCAGTATTCTTTTCTTATGATAAAAGTCCAGACTTAGAATTTATAGAAGATGCAGCATGGTGTTGTAGAAAGATGAGATTACCTATTACAGAAATTTATGATAGATACTTTGATAAATTAAAAGAAAAAGATCTAGATAAATTAACAGAAATGATAATGGGTACTCCAGCTGCAAATCAAGGGGATCATAGTCCTGTAGATGATTATAATAGGATTATATGGCATTATAATGACAACCCTTTGAACTAGGATTTCACAAAAATGAATGTTAATGTATGGCATGCATGTTGGAAATCATTTAAAAAAATATATTATGTAACTACACAAGATGAAAATGGACAAGTACAAGTTGATATAGTTGATGAAACATATACAACTACTGGTACAGAAATAAGTGTAGAACCAGATTGGATAGTAGAAGTATGGGAAGGATATAGAGCTGGTACAGGGTTATTCTTTGGCGTATAGCCAATACAATATCAACACGTAAGTTTAGATAATCCTAATAGTTAGAAACTTCCATATTGTGGTGCAATATATAGTAATACTAATAGTAAACCTAGATCTTTAGTAAGTATTCTTAAACCTTTATAGTATATGTATATTGTACTTTGGTATAGACTAGAATTAGCTATAGCAAGAGATAAAGGTAAAGTTATAAATATGGATATAACATAGATTCCTAAATCTATGAGTATTACTCCAGAAAGATGGATGCATTATTTATCATCTGTTGGAGTTAACTTTATAAATCCATATGAAGAAGGTTGGAATGTACCAGGACGCGAAGGTGGTAAACCTGCTACGTTTAATTAGATTACATCTTTAGATCTTACTATGAGTAATGTAATATCTGAATATATCTAGTTAATGGATAAAATAGAATAGTTAGCTGGTACTATTACAGGTATAACAGATTAGAGAGAAGGTGCTATTACATCATCAGAATTAGTTGGTGCTGTAGAGCGTAGTGTATAGCAATCTAGTCATATTACAGAACCTTTATTTTGGGTTCATAATTAGTGTAAAAGACATATTCTTAATATGTTATTAAATACAGCAAAAGGCGTATGGCAAGATACTGGGAAAAATAAATTATAGTATATTTTTGATACTGGGGAGAGAGCTTTTTTAGATATAATACCTAAATTCTATTTTGAAGATATGGATATATTTGTTAGTGATACTTCTAAAGATATGGAAAATATATAGAAGTTACAATAGCTCATACAACCAGCAATGCAAAACGGTGCTTCTTTATTAGAAGCTGCAGAAGTTCTTACTACTAATAACTTTAATTTACTTAAGTAGAAACTTAAAGATATGTAGACTAGACAAGAACAGTTATAGCAGCAACAACAATAGGCACAAGATCAACAAGCACAACAATTACAACAAATGTAGAATGAATCTAAACAGCAAGAACTTATGTTACAAGAAGCTTAGATGGATCTACAAAGATATCAAATTGATCAAGATAATTCTACTAAGATTACTGTTGCTGAAATTAGCGCATATCGTGGTACTGAAGATAAAGATGCTGATATGAATGGTATACCAGATCCTATAGAAATAGCAAAAGATGCTACATCATAGATGAAGATACGTGAAGACTAGTATACTAAACGATACGAAGCTAGACAAAAAAGAGATATTGAAGAATAGAAAATAAAACTTCAAAAAGATTAGATGGCTCATGAGAGTGATCTACAAAAACAAAAAGATGATGCTGCTATGCAGCGTGAAGAGTTAAAGTCTAAAACTGCTTTAGCTAATAAAGTAGTTGGTTAGAAATAATTAATATATAATAATTATGATTACAAATAAATTACAAATTCATTCTAAACCAGTATAGATACAATAGACTGTTGTACCTAATAATGGGATGGATTTATTTATAAGTTTTATTAACGTTTTAGAAGGATATAAAACAAGAATTAAAAATCTTCATTGGGCTGCAGATGCAATGAATATTCATTTAAGATTAGATGAATTACTTGGTATAGTTTCTGATTATGAAGATTCTATAGCAGAAGAATCTATGGGAATGTTTTATAAAATGGGCCCTTTAGATATTAAAGGATACGAATGTCAAGATGCTAATCCTACTTCAATGTTATAGTCACTTAAAAATAGAACAGCAATGTTTTATAACAATTTAAGTGAAGATCCTAAGTTTGCAGGACTTAAAAGTGAGACAGAAGTATTTATACATGATTTAAATAAATATACTTATTTATTTTCACTTTGTAAAGGTTAACACTTATGATAGATACTAGTTAGTTTAAAAGAACATTTGATGCTTGGAAAAGTGGCAAAAGTTATTGGGAAGCTAGTGGTAAAACAATGCCTGGTTATCAAGATCCTTTGACTGATGACGAGCAATATGAATTAAATTAGTATTTATAGTCATATAAAAATGGTAAAGACGATGGTTATCAATCATGGATAAATAATGTTAGATCGTTTGAAGGACGTGATTGGAATAAACAACAAAAAACTAAAGTAAATGCTCAATGGACTTGGCAACAAGCTCATAGAAGTGTAGGAGATGAAGTATGGAATAGACTTACTCCTGGATAGAGAGCTGCTTATGCAGATATGTCTTATAAATGGGGATTTGGAGCTACTAAAGGATTAGCTGATTCATTATATAAATATACTCATGCTAATAATGATTTTGAACGTAATGAGATAAAACAAGATATTGTAGAAAATAGATTGAATTATCATACATATAGTAAAAAATACGGAGAAGACTATTGGAGAAAATATAAGAATGGTTTTTTACCTAGACAAAGATATGTTTAGAAATCTTTTGGTAATTACTATACTACTCCTGTAGATTATAATAATATAATTAAACAAAGTCAAGTTCAATAGCCAGTATCAACAAGAGTAGAAAAACCTATGATTATTAATACTCAATAGCCTCCAGTAAATTTATAGTTACCACAACAACCTATTTAGGTTTAGCCTATTTAGTAGCAATAGTATTTTACTAATATGCAAACTCCTATTTAGTATTTATCTCCATTACCAAATATAACAGATATAATGTCTAATATATATAATACAGGTATGTTATCAGTACCACAACCAACAATGTAATATGCAAACTCCAATAAGAAAACTACAATTGTAGAAAGATCAATAGCGCCATAAAGTAATTCGTAGAATTAAAAAGCGTAATAAAAATTAGTAGAAACAAGAATAGAATGTTGCTACTGAACAAATGTAGAGCCAATTAAGACAACCTTCATTTAATTGTGGGAAAGACGGTGGCTCTGGTATACATATAAAAAAGAAAAACCGTGGTAAATTTACTAGTGCTGCAAAAAAGCATGGAATGGGTGTTCAGCAATTTGCCAATAAGGTATTAAGAGCACCTAAAGGAAAATATAGTACTACACTTCGCAAACGTGCAAATTTTGCACGAAATGCAAGTAAATTTAAACATTAATTATTAATTAATAATTATGAAGAATAAAAAGAATAGCCCCTCTACATCAGCATTTGATTAGATGTTTACAGAAACTGGATTAGATAATCCAGAAAAAGCTGGAGCAATAACAAATGTTGACGAATTAGAAATGATACAAGATTCTAATCTGTTAAATGAAGAGGTTGACGAAACAGAAAAAGAAGACAAACCAGGCAAATCTAAGAAATAGTCTGAGGAAGAAAGTCAGGAAGAAATAGAAGTCAATGAAGACAATTCTGATATTCCTGATGAAGTATTAAATAATAATTTAGATAGTAATTCGTCTGAAGATAATGAAAACGATGACAACCAGGAAATTGACGAAGATGAAATTGACCCTAATGAGGAAACTCAAGTTGGATATTTCTTTGACGCCTTCGCTGAAGCTAATGGTTGGCAAGTGGATGAAGATAATAAACCACAAACAATAGAAGATTTAGTTCAATATATGAATGATGTTGTGGAAGAGAATTCTAAACCACAATATTCAGATCCTCGTGTAGAACAACTAGATAGTTATATTAAAAATGGTGGTTCATTTAACGATTTCTATAATAACTAGTCTCAAGCTATTCAATATGATAGTCTTGATATAGAAGACGAATCTAATCAAAAAATAGCAATACATGACTATTTAAAAATTCAAGGTTATGATGAAAAGCAAATAGCTACTAAACTTGAAAGATATGAAGATGCAGACATGTTAGAAGATGAAGCTACTGATGCTATAGAACGATTAAAGTTAATCAAACAACAAGAATTGGAACAAGCACAATAGCAGCAAGAACTATTACGACAACAACAAGAAGAATAGATGAAAGCTTTTACAAGTAATTTAAACAATCAAATTACAAATCTTACAAATATTCGTGGGGTAAATGTACCTAAAGAAGATCGTAAAGCTCTATATGATTATATCACAAGAGTAGATGAAAACGGATTAACACAATATCAAAAAGATTTTAATAAAAATCAAGTTAAAAATCTAATAGAATCTGCGTATTTTACTATGAAAGGTGATACTCTTATAAAAGAAGCATCTGCAAATGGTCAAACTAATGCTGTCAATAAGCTTAGAAAAATATTAAGAACATCCGCTAAGAATCATTCTTCTTACGGATTAAATGATGAAAAACGTTCGGCTGTAGATATAGCGTCAAAATATTTCGGTTGAACTAATTTAATTTAATTTATGAATAATACACTTTTAAATAATCTTCAACTTTATCGTGGAAAACGTTTTAGTGATTTAGTTGATGAAAATATGATTTCCAATGCATTACTTACGAAACCTCATGAAATGGCAGGTCTTCTTTCGTTAGTGTTTGGTACAAAAGATGATGGCGTATCAACAGCTATCGATTTGATTACAGGTGGCCTTGGCAAAACAATGGTTATTGATAATCGTGAATATGAATGGAATGTAATGATCGATAGTGATCATGCTGTAAACATCCGTTATGCTAAAGCAGGTGGTAAAGAACTTACAGTTGCCGATTTAACTACAATTTATCCTGGTTTAAATGGTGCTCCTATTTATCTTGGACTTGAGGAACGTTATTTTGGTCCTGGTGCTTTACTTAGTTTTGACAATTATAATTTTCAAGTACGTATAAATGGAGTTCCTTTCCAAGATGGTAGTACTTGGGTATACGAATGCTATGTAGTTGGTCATAATTCTGATTATATTCCAGTAGAGTATTTACTTCCTGGTCGTCAAGTAAGTCGTATAGGTTCAGCATATGAAGAGTATAGTGATGAAGCAGATATTCTGAATTATCAGACTCCGTTTAAGATGCGTAATAACTTAATGACATTACGTCTTACATATGATATTACAGGTGATGCATATAGCACAGTTTTAGCTATAGCTCTTAAAGATCCTGAAACAGGTAAGACTTCATATTTGTGGTCTGATTATCAGTATTGGCTTGCTCTTCGTGAGTGGAAACGTCGTGAGGAAAAAGCTTTACTCTTTACTCGTTCTAATCGTAATGCTGATGGTACTTATAATAATAAAGGTACAAACGGTCGTTTCGTAGCTATAAGTGAAGGTTTACTTGGTCAAATTAGTCCTTCTAATATTCGCTATTATACAACTCTTACTACAGAATTACTTGAAGATTTCTTATTTGATCTTTGTTATAACATGCTTGGAACTAATGAACGTAAGTTCTTAGGCTTAACTGGTGAAATGGGAATTCGTGAATTCGATCGTATTCTTAAGGAGAAAGCTGCTAGCTTTAATCTTATTGATACTAAGTTTATTACAGGTTCTGGTCAAGAGTTAACACTTGGTGGACAATTTACTACATATAAGATGACTAATGGCATTGAACTTACTCTTAAGCGTTGTGCTTTGTTTGATAATATGGAAATGTTCCGTCAATTACATCCAATTACAGGTAAACCATTGATGTCTTACACATTCTTATTTGTAGATCTTGGTACTCGTGATGGTCAAGCAAATGTTGTAAAAGTTTGTCGTAAAGGACGTGAATTTGTACAGTGGACAACTGCAGGCTCTGTAGCTCCAGCTGGCTATTCTAATAATATAAATACAATTCGTTCTAATAGTCGTGATGGTTATTCTGTTCACTTCTTAGGCGAAGAAGGCATAATGTTGCGTAATCCATTATCATGCGGTATGTTACTCTGCGATGCAGAAGATGTTGACATACTTAATAATGGTGAAGCATTAGTTGCTGCGTAATCTTATAATATAATTTAATATCCGAGTGTGGGGGGGGTGTTCCCCCACATGTACGGTATTATCAACACACTAATTAATTATGGTAGTTGAATTAAGAATAAAAAAGAAAAGTCCCTGGGCTGGATTAATTAAATACAAACATTGTTTTGATTACATTGCTCCTTATTATACAAGGTCTGGGTCGATATATACAGGTTTAACATCTGAGGATGAAAAATATTTTGAAAAAGCCTTAGGATATCAAGAAGGAGAACTTGCTCGTTCTAGTAATTTTTGGAGTAATTTTGTTGTACGTATAGGTTCACAACCTGTTCTATTAGATGATTAGTATCCACGTCAAGCAATGATTATTAAATTTTTAACAAATCATAAACGTGTAGCTACATCATTAGATAAATTAGATGCAGGTAAAGATTATTTATTAATTAATCGTGAAGCTGAAGCTATACAATAGAATAAAATTAATAAAGTTCGTAGAGATGCATTTAAAGAATTTGATAAGCTTAGCTTAGATCAAATGCGTAAGTGTTTACGTATATTTGGAGTAAAATCCGATACTATGTCTAATGAATTATTAGAATCTACGTTGTTTAATTTGATAGATAAGAATCCACAAAAATTCTTTACTGTTTGGGTAAATAACAAAACAAAAGAAACACAATACTTAATTGAAGAAGCTATTGCTAAAGGTATTATCCGTAAAGATCATACATAGTACTATTATGGTACAGAAATGTTAGCAGATTCATTAGAAGATTGTATTGCATATTTAGATTCTAAGAAAAATCAAGATCTTAAGCTTTCGATATTAAATCAAGTTGAAAATAAATAATAACATTACGACGCATGAAGTATGATGATATAAAGACTAAATTCTTAATAGAATATGATAAAGCTAATGTTACTTCTTCATATCCATCATTAACTGACTATGAAATTGCTACAATTCTTGACAAAGCATACTTAGCTATAATAGCTCAAAAATTA